GGGTACAATGCCACCACGAATCTCACCCCTGCGCCGGTGCAGGTGAAGCTGACGTTCTTCTACGACAAGGAGGACGGACAAGCTGTCCCCACCCCCCAGTCGAACGGTGATTTTCTCCAGTTCGGGAACTCGTCGGTTGCCCTCGGGAACCGGCTGTTCGATCACATGGCCCCAGTCAACACGGACCGATACCGTGTGCTGGCGACGCGCAGCCTCAAGGTGGGTTATGCGGAATACGCCGGCACCGGCTCCGTACCCACCCAGGGCAATTTCAACAACAACGATTTCAAGTTGAACGCCCGGTTCAACGTGAATCTCATGCCCTACGCCATTAAGGATGTCGTATTCCGCGACACCGCCAACAATCCTACGTCTCGCGGCATCTACATGATGGCGCAACCGGTGTACGCCAACGGCACCGGCATGGCTCTTGACCAGATTACCTGCAAGATGACGTATTTCCTCACATGTGAATATGAGGACGCTTAAGCATTTCTCGCTCGGTGCGAGGGATGCAATTCGTACGTAGGCCGAAGGCCGGAGTGAGGCCGAAGGCCGAAGACCAAACCCCCCGATCATTATAAAAAAAGCGGGACGAGGGTAGGCTTGGCCGAAGGCCAGCCGAACCGAGCTTAGGGTCAGACTAGTATTACCTGACCCTAAAGAGTAGAGGAGGGGCTCGAGAGTATCTGGAGCCCCGCCCTACTCATATACCACATTGAGATGGCCCCCGGAAATCGCAATTGGTGCTTTACTGTCAACAATTGGACAACGTCCGATTGGGAGGCATTGAAGGCTGCGCCCTGTCGCTACTTGTCCATGGGACAAGAGAAGGGCACAGGCGGCACTCCGCATATCCAGGGCTACATTTCGATAGCGAATCAGAAGACGTTTAGCGCCATGCGCACGTGGTTCGCGGGTGTGCTCGGACACGAGCGCGCTCATTTGGAGGCGGCGCGCGGCGACGCCCAAGCTAATTACGACTACACGTCGAAAGAAGGGGGCGAACACTTTGAGAAGGGCGAACGCCCTGTTACCCCTAAAGAGAAAGGCGCCATGGAGAAAGATAGAGCGAAGCGCAATCTGGAGGCCCTCATGGATGATCGGATCGAGGACGTCGATTCCGACATTATTGCTCATCATTTGGCGAAGTACGAATACGGCGCCGCAAAGCTGAAGGCGGCTCGTGCCGGTAAAATCCAGACGCTGGATGGCGTTTTGGATAACCTTTGGATTTACGGCGCCGCAGGCGTGGGCAAGGATATGATGGCGACGGAGCTTGCGCCGGACGCCTACCTAAAGGCGCCCAACACGAAGTGGTGGTGCGGCTATCGCGGCGAGAAGGATGTTATTCTCCGCGACGTCGGCAGTACCGTGGACGGCGACGGATTTAAGGTCTGGACAGACCGATATCCTTTTATGGCGGAAGTGAAAGGCGGCTCTCTAGGCCGCATTAGACATCAACGCACTATCGTGACGTCGAACTATTCCGTCGAGGAAGTGTTTCGTGGTCCCGACGTGGACGCCGTGTTGCGGCGTTTCCAGGTCGTTCATTGCCATGACGGCATCGCGGAATACCTTCCGCGCCGTCTGGTGGATAAGCCTCCTCCTTTGAAGGTCGTCCGCTACGCGGCGCCCGACCCTACCGTGTCTGATGTATAGATCAGTCATGGCAATTCGTAGAAAGAGCAAGGTAGCACGCAAGTTTGCAAAGCGCCGCGCGCCGCTTCGGCGCAAGGCGGCGCCTAAGAAGTCGATGGTAAAGCTCATTAAGCGGGAGATCTCCAAGGCGTCGGAGAACAAGACCTTCCAGGTGTTCAACGACAACTACACTCTGTTGCCGAGCAACTCGCCGGGGTTTGATGCCAACATCATCCCGGTGTCGCCGTCCAGCGGCGCTTTCCTTAACATCTCCCAAGGTACTGGCCAAGGCCAGCGCATTGGGAACAAGATCAAGCTGAAGAAGCTATCAGTGCAGGGCATTGTGTACCCGCAGGGGTACAATGCCACCACGAATCTCACCCCTGCGCCGGTGCAGGTGAAGCTGACGTTCTTCTACGACAAGGAGGACGGACAAGCTGTCCCCACCCCCCAGTCGAACGGTGATTTTCTCCAGTTCGGGA